ACTATCATTAAAAACAGCATAATGCAAAAGATAAGATACCACGGTTGTAGACTTTCCAGTCTGTCGTGGCATCTTGCAGATATTGAATCTATTGTTATGGAAATTATTGATAAGTTTTTCTTGGAAATGATAAGGATGGAATTGTGTCAATCCCTCATCGAGAGAAACAATCTTGATATAATTGTTTGCAAAATATACAGGATCTTGTTTGCATTTGATAAATTCAGCAATCTGTTCTTGCGTAAACTCAATAGGAGTATTCGCTTTCTTCAGATTGGGATTTCCAAGATAAACATTATCAGTCATAATTTACATTGTCCCTAACGACGCTACAGTTTCTTGTGTTTTTAGATATAATTTAGCGTAGCACTTTGCTACATCCCTCAGATCTTCTACCCTTGTTACACCATCAATTTCTCTAGCAATTTTGGTGTACTCAAAACTTTTATTTAAGTTTTCAAGTTTGATATCTTCTGGGTTCATTTTTTCCTCCTGCAAAGAGTAGCGGTAAAGTTGGATCTCTAAAAACTGGATTAAATGTAAGGACAATAGCGTTTGGATAAACTTTTCTAATTTCCTTTACAACTTCATCCTTTGATGGTCTTACAAAATTAGGGAAGAACATCTGTACATTCAGAGTCTTACCTCTCCAATTAAGGAGTATAGTATAAGTTCTACCTCTTTCCTGTACTCTAAGATACGCTTCTTTTACGCTTTTCTTTTTCTTGTCAGTGGATACATATGTTGGCTTTGCGGCACCAGTCTTATTTGGTTGATTTGGATCTGCTGCTCTCTTTCTTCTTTGAGCGGACTTACGCTCTTTCTCAGTCATTGATGCTCTTTTAGCAGAAGAAACACATTTTGGTGTTGACTTTTGACCTGGTTGACGAGCACAAGGTTTTCCTGATACTACTTGTACCCAACCTGGTTTACCACCTTTTGATTTTGATTTACCAAACCAAGCACGAAGACCTTCTTCATTAATTATTTCTTCTCTCCAGTTTGAATGTTCAACATCTTCATACGCTGAGTTTGCTGGATGAATAATAGATTTATTGAAGTTCTTTAATGTGAACATCTCCCACATCTTTGGTCCATAACTACATTCTTCCTTAAACTCATCCTTTCCACAGAGTTGACAGAATCTTTTTTCTTGCATTGATTCTTTCATTGCTTGTTTTCGGATGGTAGCGTAGTAAACTTTAATGCCTTCTTCTTTACCGTACTGTCTGATCATGTTTTTCTTCATGTCAGAATCATCATACTTTTTCTTTAAATTTGTGTCCCTTCTTTTTTGTACAGCAGTCATAACTGCTTCTGACACTTTCTTTTTTCTGCCCTGACAATGAGCCTTCTGCGAAAATCCTTTTGGATTATCACAGTTAATAGACTTCTTGTATTTGTCAGACCATTTCTTTTTCATTCTTTCTTAAACCCGTCTTTCAGAAGTTTCTGCAATTCTGCTGTTGATCCAACAAACAGTGCATTGTTTACGGTCGTAGGTGAAGATGACTTCTCTTCTTTATTTAGATCCTTCATCTTCTGCTGCAAATCAATCAGTTTATCTGATACATCACCGACACTTTTAATCAGTTGACCTACAACTTCATACGATCTTGGTTGTTGACCCTCTTGTGCTAATTCAAGAATACCATTAATTGCTTCTTGTCCTTTTTCAATTAAAGAATATAAGTTACCACGAGTATACTCATAATCTTTGATATGGTCTTCTTGTTTATTGATTTGCTTAAGTTGTTGTTTAGTTTCCTTTACAATTTCTCCCGCTTGAACTTCAATGTCCAACGAATCACTTATCTCGTCAAATTTTTCATTCATACATCTGTACCCTTAGTTGGACTATAAGTTCTACCATCACCAAAATCAAATCTCTCCTCACTAAATCCGAAGTCATCTCCGACTTCAATTAGAGCATCATCTGCAGCATTTACAGCGTCCACTGGAGTTGCTTGAATGTGGGAATCTGCAATCGTTCCATCTTCTCCTCTTCTAACAAGGAGAACATCATTAGTAATTTTTTTAATAAACATCAATTCGTTCTCAATTGCTATGTAAGTATCAACTGAGAGATTTGCTGCATTAGCAACCGTAAACTGAGTCTGTGTTGCATTAATATCTTCAGATAGACTTGTTACGCCATCATCATTATAATCTTTGAGTGCTCTTGGTTCTGCAATATATCTGACTTCTCTCTTAGGTGCCTTGATGTTTGTATTTGTATGATAATCGACCTGAACTTTCTTGATAAGTGCAGTATTATTATCTGCAATAGGACCGAACAGATATGTTTTTGCAGTAAAATCTAGAGTGTGAATAATAACTCTTTTTTCTTCAAATCCAGAATCATAATTATCGTCAAAATTAATTCCATCAAGAACCATTGGAACATCTCTCTTTTCCCCAATGGAGTCAACTAAGTCAATAGTTACATTGAATGATGGTTGGAATACAGGAAGAATCTGCTCAATAATTTGCATTGAATCTTCATTGTATTGAGTCATGATTGATAATCTAAATCCCAAATTATATGGAACTGGCATGAATACTTTTCTTGCCGATTTAGATCCATCTTTCGTAAATGCTTTAAATGTTTGCATTGTTGAAATTTTTCTGGAATTATCATATGAGATACTTACCAGTTCAAATGCAAGTCTTGGAAGAGTAATCGAAACTCTTTTTCTGGGATCTGGTTTTTGTTCTAATCTTGCCAGAAACTTCTCAGTTGGACCATAAGCAATGGGAACCTTCATAGTTGAGTAGTTAGACCCATCCTGCTTGGTGTGTCTTATCTCAACAGTATTGAAGAGAGTACCGAAAGCAATAATAGTCTTTCGTATAATCTCGTGATAATGATATGTTCCTAACATGATGTTATGGTTTGCCTATACTAACTATTTAGAACTCGCCAAATGGGTTCCTTTCACTAAAATCTAAGATTTCATCAGCAGCATTTTCAACTTCTATATTATCTGCATATTCATCATATTCATCCTGATCAGATATAGTCTTAATCTTGCGAGCAGCATCTGATCCGTTTTGAGTTGTTCCAATACCAACTACAATTTCATCCAAAGCAAAATTGCTGGATGTATTGGTAACTTGGAGGATACCAGTGTCTGAATCCCAATTCGCCACATGCGCTGTAGTGCCCGTAGAAACGCCTCTGACGAGTTCTCCATACAAATAGTTATCTGTATTAATTCCAGTCGCTGGGGCGCTTATAGTGACATTTGGTTGCAGTGTATAACCAATACCAGCGTTGGTGTAATTAATCGCTGTAACAACTCCAACCGTATTGAGCACCGCCACAGCAGTCGCTCTCGTTCCATTTGGATCTGCAGGAGCACCAACAGTTACTGATGGAGTTGATCCATATCCAACACCAGCGTTAGTAATAGTAAATGGACTCAAAGATCCAGATGAAATAATTGCAGTAGCAGCAGCACCAGTTCCATATTGATTCTGACTACGAATGGTAACTGTTGGTGGTGCTGTATATCCAAATCCAGGATTTACGATATCAATTCTTTCAATTGATTGCTCAAGTTGACCAGGAATATTAGTCATAACAGCAACAGCAGTTGCATTGATGCCTCTGCTTGGAGCAGTAGATATTCCGATTAGTGGTCTAGTTGTGTATCCAGTTCCATCATTGATCAAATCAATGGAAGATATAGATTGACCAGTTTGTAAAGTACTTAATGTCTTAGCAACAACAGCAGTTGCTGCAGCTGCAGTTGCCCCGAGACCCACCATGGTGAGTTTTGTTGTGTAGATAAAGTCAGATGCTGCCTGATCGACCACTTCGATTCCAGTATCGATATTTTCATCGAGAGCGGCATCAAATACTTCACAACTCAACTGATAAACATATAACTTATTCAGTTGATAGAAAGGTTTCTTTGCTTCAACATATTTGATTTCAAATAGAGTATTATCAAGAGGAAAATAAATTAAATCTCCCTCTTGTGGTCTAGAAGTCAATGAAACATTTTCTCCAGCAAGGAATGGACTAATGAAGTCTTCATACCTCTCTTTGGATATGATAAATGTTACTTGATCTGTAGACTGTACACCAAACTTGGATAAAATATCTCCACCACCTTGAAATCCTTCATAGTTAGAAAGATATGCTTCCAACCTAAATGAATCATCAAACTCAGATGCTATAGTTTCATTCAGGATAGAATCCTTGTTAATTATCTTTCTTGGAAGATAAAGAACATCTTGTCCATATATTTTTAACTGCTCGTTGATCAGATCTTGAACAAGTCTTTGTTCGCTATTTGATCCTTGTAAAAAGTAAGAATTTAATGGCATAATTCATCAACCTATCAAGTCAAGAGGTGGCATTTCGTAGGTATCTCTGAGTTCCTTATCTAACTCCTCTAATTCACCCACTGCATCATCAAAGAGTTGTCTTCCGTTTAATTGAACTCCACCTGGAAGTGAAACACCATTGAATTTAATTAAATTCTGTCCCCACTGCCTCTTGATCAATGCAGTAGTATATTTCTTCAACCACCAGTCATTATATACTTTAGTTGCATCTGATGGATCAACTAATCTGTAGCAATCGAGAACAATAAACTGATCATCACTCATGCTACCAAAGTCGATATCAAGGTATAAACGACTTTGCTTCTTGTTAAATCTTAGTTGCACATCTGGAGTAATAATTCTACTCAAATCTTCCAGATATGTCTTTGTCATTGTATAATTTAAAAGATCAAGTGCTCCGTAGTAATACAGGTCATTCAGGAACAGTTGATATTTGATATTGAACAATCCACTAGAAATAGTGCTATTGTCCATTTTAAATACTTTCTCAACACCCAAAACATGATCAGGGAGTTGAAGGAAGTTTTGTCCCTCTGTCCAATCAACAGAAGTTACACCAACAGTTGATGTTGCTGTGGTGGTAGTGATTCCAGTCTTTAGTGTTTCTTTCTCAGCGGCAGTAATCTTATGCTTTAAATATACTCTCTGAATTCCGTCGAAGTGGTAATCTTGAAAATGCTGAATAGCGTCATCTACCAAATCATCAATCTGGTCATCGTCTACATTAATTTCCAAGACAGGGTAACCCAGTCTCCTAAGACAATAATCAATTAGTTCTTGCCTGGTACTGGG